TAAATTTAAGAGTTTTATTTAATTTAATATATTTATATTATTTTGATAAAACTCTTTTTAAAATACCTTTAAATAAAGTCATCATCAAAAACTTCATATTGTTCATTTGCTGGTATTTTTTTATAATTTTCTTCCATATCTTGTTTTAAATCTTCTAATTCTTCTTCTAATCTAAATTTTTCACTTTCTAAATCTTGAATTATATTTAAAATTTCGTCCCAACTATAAACATCTTTTTCTTTAAAACTTTTCAAATTATATTCTTTCATTACTATTTTCATTTTAATCTTCCTTTCTAGCAACTATTATTTCTATTGCTTTTCCATTTTCATACCATTTTATTGGATAAATTATTGTATCATTAACTATATGTATTGCTTTATGTATACTTTTATATTCAAACAATTTATTTAATATTTTTTCTTCAACTTTGGCAACTTCGTATTTATTGCCTCTTTTACTTGTAATTTCTTCTTTTTCTAAACTTTTTAAATATTCTTTAATTTCTTTTAATGTTTTCATTTTAATTCCCTCTTTCTATAATTTTATTTTGATTATCAATTCTTTCAGCATTATAACACATTGCTAAAATTCCTAATACGCATATTATTACTAATAATGCATAACACATAAAATTTTTTAATCTTTTCATTCTTCTTCCTCCTTGCACTTTAATTATATAACAAGTATTAGATAAAAGTCAACTATTTTTTTAAAAATTTTTTAAAATTTTTTTATAGCATTAAAAAAAGCCTTGTTTTATAAGGCTTTTATTCAAGTCCACCAGTGTCAATTAAATAAATCTTCCATTTTTATCTCTTTTTAGTTCACTATTAACAGGTGTTGTAAATGCTTTTTCTATAGACCATTTACTTCTGTTTATTCTTGCTCTTAATACTGTATAACTTATATTAAGTTCTTCTGCCCATTTTGACATACTTTGTGTTTTGCCTTTATAAGTTATATAATGATTTCTTCTTGTATTATTTTTTTGTTCCTTATCTGTTGTCCATCTACAATTTTCAGGACAATAATTACCATTTACATCTATTCTATCAATACTTAAATTATCTTGATAACCATTTTCTAATGCCCATTTTTTAAATGCCTGATAATTATTTTTCCATTCGTCACAAATTTTAATACCTCTTGCACCGTAATATTGATAATTCCATCTATTTTTATTATAGCATCTTGCTTTCATATGTGAATATATAACATTTAATCTATCTCTTTTAGACATAAATACCTCCCGTAATAAAGTATTAGGGAGTGATTACGGCACTCCCTTTAATAATTATACTATATAAAACTTATAATGTAAAGTCTATTCCATACCACCATCATCTATATGTACTGCTTGTCCCATTTGAACAGTACCATAATATGTGTATCTTGCTTTTCCTTGCTTAACAAGTTGTTTGCAAAAATCTGCATATTCACTAACTGATACGCCTGGTATTACAAAATCAATTGCGTTACCAGTAGTATGATAACTTCCTTGTACTCCTCCAACTTCAGCATTGTGTTTTACACATCTTGTTCCAGAAGTGATTATCATAGGTCGACCAAAATGTTCTCTAATTTCATCTGCTATTCTCTTTATACCATTTTTTTCTAAATTTAATCCGCAACAAGGGCAATTGAATTCACTATCTTTAAAATGTTTACATTTATATTTTTCAGTGCTTCCACCATTTTTTAATTTGTTCATAGTATTTGTTCCTGCAATACCATCTACAGCAAGTCCATTTTTACTTTGAAAATCTCTAATAGCATTTAAAGTAGCATTTCCTACTAAACCATCTATAGCAAGTCCATAACCATATTTATTTAATAAATTTTGCAAATCTTTTACACATAAAATTAATTTGTTTTCTGTGTTAGAGCCATAGATACCATCTACAGCAAGTCCATTATCTCTTTGGAAGTTTTTATATGCTTCTTTTGTACCAGCACCTTCAATTCCATCAATTGCTTTTTTATAGTAATAATAATATGTTTTTAAATTTAATTGTCTTTGCTTAATATTTAACATTTTTTTCTCTCCTTTTATACAAATTTTCTTTTTCTAGCCTTAATTGTTTAATTTCTTTTTTAGTATCTTGAATTAATTTACTTTTTAGGTAAATCAAATAGTTTATTTCTTTTTCTCTATCTTTCATAATTATTCTTCCTTTTTATCTTTATTAAAATAATATGTAAAAACCATACCAATAACCATTGTTGTAGTCTCAATAGGCATTTTACCAACAACTGATAGATAACAAAAAATTATAGTTATCATTAAAGTTATTATTGTTTTTACTTTTAATAAATTAGTTAGATTATTTTTCATTTTATTTCTCCTTTTCTTCTAATAAAGTAACTCTATTTTCTACTTTATACATTCTATCTATTAATCCATTGTGTTGTATAACGTGTTCTGTCAATTGATTTATTTTATAATCAATTAAATCATGATTTCTTTTATTTGCTGAAATTGTAGCAATAATACTTGGAATAGCCGTACATAGTCCACTAATTATAGCAATTATAATGTTATTCATTTTTACTCCTTTCCGGTTTTTTTGGAAATTCAACATAATATGGAAATTTTTCTTGTTTTGTTATATCTCTTAATTTTTGTCTGTATTCTGCCCATTCTCCATTTTTAACATTTGATAGTGTTGTAAAAAAGTCTTTCATTATTGATATTATTGATGAAATTGTTATTCCTTTTGGTATGTTAAATGCTATTCTATCAAAAACCATTTCTTTATCGCTTTCTTCTAATAATTTATTTCTTTTTTCTCTTATTTCTTTTGCTAATTTTTCTTCATAAAGTTTTTTTGCTTTTTCCAATAAAATTGCATAATTTTTTTCTAAATAATCATCAAGTTTTTCACTATAAATTGCTTTTTTCCTAAATGAATAATAAATGTATTTTTTTTCATCATTATTTTCTTCTATTATGTTATTTAAATCATATAAAATAACTTCACATTTGTTGTTATCAATATTTTCTATTTCATATTTTTTTTCAGGTTTTAAGTTGCTTTCTTGTTTCATTTCTAATTACCTCCTTACATTTAGAAATAGGAACAATTATATATTTTTTCATATAATTATATCCGTTGCTTTTGCTAACCCATCCCCATATACTAATAATAGTACATGAATCGTGAAAAGTCAACTCTGTTTTTTTACTTATTTTATTTATTCTTCTTTTAAATCTTAAAAAATTATTTTTTCTTAATGTTATATAGACTTGTTTATTTTTTCTATTAAATCTATAGCCTAAAAAATCTAATGGTCTACTGTCTGTTTTAAATAATTGCCAATTTTCTTTTAATTTTAAATTAAGATTTTTGTTTAAATAATTTTCTATTTTTAATTTTATTTTATGTAATTCTTTTTTATTACTAGAAAACAATATCATATCGTCCATATATCTTGTATAATATTTTACTTTTAATTCTTGTTTTATATAATTATCTAAATCGGTTAAATAAAAATTCGCAAACCATTGAGAAGTATAATTTCCGATAGGTAATCCTTTTTCATTGCTATCTATAATTTTATCTATCAACCATAATAAATCTTTATCTTTTATTATTTTTCTAAATTTATTTTTTAATATATTTTTGTCTATGCTAGGATAAAATTTTTTCACATCTAATTTTAAACAATATTTTGTATTTTTATTATCTACTTTTAAAATTCTTTTAATATACTTGAAAGCATGGTTTAATCCTCTTCCTTTTATAGAAGCACAATTCCAATAATACATTTTATTCATTAATATTTTTTCTAATTGTAACATTAATGCCCAATGTATGCACTGGTCTGGATAAAATCTAGGTTTATAGATAATTCTTTCTTTTAGCCTTTCTTTTATAGTTTTCTCTATATAAGGACTAGGTATATATGTTTTATTTTTTAACATATTATTTATTTTTTTAACATAATAATCAAGATTATCAAGAATTTTATTTACTGCTTTTCGTTTAGTTTTACCTTTTGATGCCTTTATAATAGCAAGTTCTATATTATCTATTGAAATTACTTTTTCATATAAATATCCTATTCTTTTCATTTTTTAACCTCTTCTTATATCATCTATTAAGTTTTCAATTATTTACTAGCTTAATCTAGTTCGATTAATTTTTAGCAAGTGCTATGGAAGATGATGTACATATTCATTTTTAATATAAGCGGACGAGAGCCAATGTTGAAATTCGCATTACCAGAAGTATTGTTCAAGTTCCAATACCACAAACCAGCGTTCGAACCATTATTCCAATTCCCACCGACAACAAGAAAGCAACACCGACTACGCACATCAAATCCCTTGGAGGCTGGTCACCTCCAAACCTCTACTGGTCTAGTTTTAGAAGACGAGAGCCAAGGTTGAAAGCCGCATAACCAGAAGCAGCGGGCAAGTCCCAACACCACAAACCAGTGTTCGAACCATTACTCCAATACCCACCGACAAGAACAATTCTGTTACCATTATCTTGTGTATAATAATCACAAGTTCCTGTCGTACTAGATGTACCTATTTCAGTTGGAAAACTTGCAATAGGGTAGTTATTATCATAGCCTAAACTTTTAGAATAACCATTTGTTAAAGCATTTGTATAGCCTAAAGCATTGTATGGACTTGTAAATTTATCTACCACATAATCATCTTGTGAAGTACATAAGTAGCAAACATGGTCTTTTACATTTATTCCATCAACAAATTGAAAAACATTTCCAAAAGGGTTCTCAATGCCACGATAAGCAACTGCTGTTTTACCGTCATTTGCTGTACAACCAGATTTCATACCTAAAGTATCACAACCACCTGATTTTTGCCCAGTTGTCCATAAAACATTATTTAATGCAATGTTTACACTATCACCATCAAAATAAATTGCTGTTCCAGTTATATCACCTGAACTATAATTTTCTTTCTTTGTTATAGTTCTATTTTTTGCAACATTTGAGTTATATGTAGAACTTGTACCTATTGAAACTTGTTGCCCAATTTTAAAATTATTTGCTCCAGAAGTATTGATTATAATTCTATTTACTCCGGTTTCTGCGACTAATGATTTATCATTATTATCTGTTCTAAAAGTAGTCATTCCATTTCCTAGCATTAATTGTGAATTATAATCAGCATATTCTACTAAATAAAGCATTTGAATTAAGAAATAATGATAATCTAAAATTGCTATATTATTTCCTAATTTTCTTGACTCTGTTCTAAATGAAGTTATGTTTCTATTAACTTCTGGAACTTGACCACTTATAGAACTCATTTTTGAATTTATATATGAAGTAGCATATCTTCCTACTGAAAATTGTTCTGATTTAATATAACCTTCTAATTTTGAGGCAGAAATAGATACATATTCATAAGTATTATCTCTCCAACGTTTCCAGTAAAAACTAGGTATTTTTGTAAATACTTCACCTAAAGAGCCATCAGGATTATAGTTCATATCTCCGTATTCTGCTACAACTTCATTTGTTGTTGTATTATAAATGTAACTTGTTATATCTGACCAAGGATAAATGTAGTCAAAATCATTTTGCACTGAAGAGCCATCTTTTGTAGCATTTGCAATTTTTCCTACATTATTATCCATTCTTTCCCATGCACTTGAAGTATTATTTGAAAATTTTCTTCTTACTGTGTATTTTGTTTTTATAAGTTCAGTATTTTCATATACTTCATTTATAGCATTTACCAAATTGCTTTTGTCTATTGTTTTAAGATTAGATATATTTCCAATTGAGGTATCTAAACCATTTACAACATTTTTTATTTCATTCATATCTTCTGCTCTAACTTTATTTTTGTTAGGAACAGACTCATCAATTAATTTACTTTCTTTATCTTCATAAGTTATTTTCATTTTTATCACTCCTTATATTATATTTACCCATTGTTGTAAGAGATAAGTTTTACCTATCTCAAAAGGTAATTCTGTTATTGATAAATAAATTGTTTTTTCATCATTACTAATTAATTGTAATTCTTTTATTTGTTTAATTACTGTGATGTAAGCATTTATTAACGCAGGTTCTAATTGATTATAAACTTCTGTATAAAGTATATCTAAATTATTTACAAAACTTGTTCCATCTTCACAAATTATTCTTACTTTTGACATTTTAGCATCATCATAATCTGCTTTATCAGAAGTACTGCTATTTAATCTTGTAGCACCAGCTGAATTTTCTATGACATTTGTAGGGTCATTTTCATCTTGCATTTTAATTGAATTAATAAAATTTATATTTAAAACTTCATATTTATTTTTTTGAATTTCTTGTTCATTTGTTACAAGAGTTATATTTGTTTGACCTTGTAAATTTTCTGTTTTAATTATTTTATCATTCAAATAAGTATTCGGTATTTGAATTGTTGATTGAGTTGTTCCTCCAGTTAAAACTTTATTATATAAATTTCTTGAAAATATAACATCATCATTATTATCTAATAAATTTATAAATTGAGGTACTAAAGAATTAATGTCTTTATAATTATAATCAGTATAATCATTTTTATTATATAAAATAGTAACTTCATAAAATAGCCATTTATCTGCTTCATAATTTGTTGGTAGCATAAACATATTTACCAAGTTAAAAACATTACTTACATAAAACATTCTATTACTATAATATGTTTGTGCTGTTTCAACTATGTTTGATAACCAGCCAAATTTAGTATTTTTCATATAATAATAATCAGCCGTATTATTTGTTGTACTTATATTATTATTATATTGTGCATATAACTCGCCTTGATTAGAATTTATATATAATGCTTTTTGATTTATATAATCAAATGTTCCTATATCTTCTGAAAATAAGGTTTCAATTGTTCCTGTTGATAAATCACATTTATATAAGCCTATTTCTTTTTGAGTTTCATCACGCCTTAATTGGTTATTTAAAACAAAATAAACTTCATTTTTATTCATAAATATAGCCTGATTTCTATAATTTTCACTATCTATATATGTTTTAAAACTTGGTGTAACTATATTACTTGCTTTTAAATAAGTATCAGTAAAATCTTTTTTCCATAAAATTATGTTTTTATTTGTTTTAACTACTGGGCAAATAATTAATTCTATAAAAGGTTCACCATCACTATTAAATTCAACATAGCCATCTCCAAATAACCATGCTGTATAAGTATCTGCTTCCCAATTTTTCCATTCATCATCTTGACCTACTGCCGTTTTAAAATGTATAACTTTTAAATTCCAACCAATTTCAGTATCTTTTAAACCTAGAAAAACATAATTACCAGTATTTGTATCTTTAAATATTTTTTTTGCATAGAAATTTCTATATAAATCAGGAAAAATGTAACTTTTATTTATGTTTAATTTATTATTTACTACAAAATTATTTAATAAAACAAGTCTTTTTTCTCCTTCACCCGGCAAAGTTGGTGTATATTGTACACTATCTACCATATAGAATTGACCATCGGTCGTAACATTTAATTGCTGAATGTATCTTAAATCTGTTCCACTTTCGTACTTATAATATACTTTTTGAGGTATAAAATCAGAATTACATACAACAATTATTCCTTTACCATCTCCACCGGTGTTTTCATTATATCCACCATAAAGAATAACATTATCTTTATAAGGTAAAACTCCTTCAAAATTAAGGGAATTATATGAAGCAGGCATATAATCATTAAAATTGCTTAAATCTATGTTAGAGATTTTTTTATAACCTCCTCCAACTTGTGGATATTGTTTTTGCAACTTTCCTATTAAAAACTCAAATAATATTTTTTTATAATCTAATGTCATTTTTATACCTCCTATAAAATAAATGGTGCTTCTAATTCACAATCTAATAAATTATTGCAAATTTCAGCAAAACCTAAATTATCAAAATAAATTAGCGAAGCATTTTCTATATCTATATTTCTTGTAATATATTCACCTTGTCCTATGTTTCCAACCATTTTATTTCTTTGATTATCAAAATAGTTTATTGCATTTTCACTATTAAAATTAGATACTAATTTATATGTATAAAATACTTCTGAAAAATCGCCAGGACTGATTATTTGTGTTTCTTTTGATTTAACCATATAATCTGTTGATAATTCTGGTAAAGGTGCTTCAAAATGTACTATTTGACCTACTTTATATAAATCTTTATTATAAGTTAAAACATTCAAATTAATTTCAGCAGAGCCTTTATATTTTAAATACGCTTGACCTACTTTATTTAATTCATCACTAGATTGTACATCATTTCTATTTTCATATCTAGCAATAACACCTTTCCTTTTTGTATTTTCTCTAATTCTTTCTACTTCATCATAATTATATACTATTTGTCTACCTTGAACAAGTGGAACATAAATAATTTCTATTATTATTCCACTTCCAATTAAATTAGTACTCTCAATTGTTGTATCATCTGGTGTATAGTAAAATTCTGCTTCTATGCCTAATTCTTTATCTGTATTAGTAGCAAATGTAGTTTCTATACCATTTACTTTTATTTGTTTTATTATACCTATTTTTTGCTGTGTTGTAAAAGTTTTAGCATATCCATCAGCAATTATTATTTCATCATAGTCTATTGAAGCATAAACTTTATCAGATAGCATAACTTGTTTATTTCTATAATCCCTAGTACCATAATTAAAGTTTATATCTTTAATTTTATTTTTTTCAAAATAATCAATTGTATATTTTAAATTATCTGCCCTAGGCATTAATGTAGGGTCATAAAAATCAATTGCTATTGTATTTTCATCTATAACTCTAGTATTCCACTTGCTTTGCGTTATATCTGCAAGGTATTGAAAAACATCATATGCTGATTTATTTTGTGTAGAATAAGCACCTATTATATCATCTTTTCCAAAGATATTTAAGTTTCCTAATTCAAAGCCATAATCTTTAACAGCCTCTATAACCATATTTATAGCCTGTTCTACGGTTTTATTTGCTATAACAAAGTCAAGTGTTTCTCCTTCGCTTAAAAAGGTCTTAAAATCAAGTATTTGAAGTGAGCAAAAATGAGGATTTCTAGGATTTAAACTAATATCTCCTGTGTTTTTTACAACTCCACAAAAAATCATTTCATCGTTATCATATATTTTACATTTTGAATAATCTTTCGGATAATAATAATTTGAAGTATAATCTTTTGTTTGTTCCCAACTTTTAGGATAACAATTATCTAAAATAGTTGAGGAAGTAGATAACATTTCCTCTGTAATTGTTATTTCTTTATTGCATACTACTTCTTCATCACCTATAAACATTTTAATCATTTTTATCTACCTCCTTATGCCATACCATAATTATAATCATTTTTAGAACCACCAGCAAATGTTTTAATATCATTAACCATTCTTCCTAATGGATCTTGTCTAGTGTTATTAATGTTAGTAACATTTACTACTGGACTTAAATTTGTGCTTGTGCTTCCATACAAACTAGGACTTAAATCAAACATTCCATCAATTGCTTGTTGTACCTTAGGTTGCATATCTTCCATACCATTTTCTAAACCAACCATATTCATTTTACCTATCCATGCAAATTCTCTTGATGGACTATGTACTCCAAATATTCCTCTTACTGCTCTTAATATTGAACTTCCCATTCCGCTAATTTTTCTAATTACCCATCCGGCATAATTGCTTATACCATTCCATAAACCTTGGATAAGCATACCTCCTATATCTCTAAACATACCTGGTAATTGTTTAAAATAATTAATCATTGAACTTCCTATTTTTGGTATATAGCCTAATAATGTAGGCATAGCATTGAATAAACCTTCTACAAGCCCTATCAATAATTGATAACCTGCTTTTATAAATAAAGGTAAATTATCTATTAAAATAGGTATCATTTGCAAAATAGCATCAACAATTTGTGGAATTAATGTTGGAAGCATTTGTGCTACTGCTTGTATAGACATAATAGCCATTTGAATTAAAACTTGCAAAATTGTTGGTAGCATTCCTAACAATGTCTGAATTAATTGTGGTAAAACACTCACAATCATTTGAAAAATTTGAGGCAATGCTTTTATTAAACCATTTAATAAACTTGTAGCACCATTTATTACAGTTGGTAATAATTTTTCAATTAAAGATGGTATTTGTGGAATTAATGCATTTATCATTTGAATTAAACCATCTATAACTTGAGGAGCCATTTTTATAATTGCATTCATTATGTTTGTTCCTGCTATTGTAAATGTTTGTATTACTTCATCTACTCCACCTGTACCTGCTAAAAAATTTTCAAAAGCCGATTTTGCTGAGCCAATTGAACCTGATATAGTTGTACTTGCTTCTTTTGCTGTTGTACCTGCTATATCTAATTTTTTCTGCATTACTGAAATAGCATTAACTATATTACCAAATGACATATCTCCATCTTTTACAGATACATTTAATTCTTTTTGAACATCTTTCATTTTAGATGCATCTTTGATAAGTCTAGCCATTTCTTCTTTTGTACCGCCGTACCTTGTATTCAATAGAGGTCGTTAATCTCTATCCGTTCTCTTATGAACTGCTATATATTTCTATATAGAGTAGACTATCTCTTCATCCCTTACGAGAGCCTCGCACTTCCACTCACTTGAGTGTACTTCCTTTCGGAATAGTCGTTACACTTTTCTATTTCTAGACTTAGCACGGTATTGTCTCCAACTTTGCTTGGTAAGAGTTCCACCGTTTTCACGAGGTTTTAATTGAGCTATTTTGTTAACCCAATTTAAGGTTATCCAACATAGTGTAATTGGATTTTGCAAAACCTTGATAAGCATTCTGTATCATTTCCATGGAAGTACCCATTTTATTAGCATTATCAGACATATCAACCATTGCTCTATCTGCATATTCGGCTGCCTTCTTAGTGTTTCCACCCAAAGATTGCAATAGACTTGCACTAAATGAAGTTACATTTTCCATATATTCATTAGCACTCATACCAGCCGTTTTGTATGCTCGTTTTGCGTTTGCTATAACTGTATCAGCACTATCTTTAAATAAAGTTTCAACACCACCAACGGACTGCTCTACGTCTGCATACATTTTTACACTAGCCCCAACCAGTCCTGTTATTGCTGTTGTTGCTACTGCTGTACCTTTTAAAAATGCTCCACCCACAGATTTACCAATATTTCCAAGTTTAGAACCTAATTCACTCGTTTTCTTATCTAAATCTTTATCATCGCCTTTAAAATGAAAAACAACTTCTCCACCATTCATATTTTCACACTCCTTTCTAAAAAAATAAGAGCAAGGGCATTTATACCCTTACCCTTTTAGGTTATTGTGTTACTACTTCGCCTTTACCATTAATTACTATTGTTAAACTAAATTCTGATGAGTCTTCTGCTGCACCACCTAGTTCTCCAAATTTTAATACACAAGGTACTTTATATTTTGTATATTCTAAAACACCTTCTTGAACTCCACTTAATAATTCAAATTGAACTAATTGATTATTAAATTGTGCTATTGTTCCATCTTTTAATAAAGTATGAATTTTACCTATTAATTCTTGAATAGCAGTATTATTTATATCAAGTTTAACAGTTGTTTCAATTGACATTGCTACACCAGTAATTATAGAACGTTGAATAGCATCGCAGAATACATAAAAATCTTGTTGTTCTAGTTCTGTATTAAATGTTACTACTGTTGTAGTACACATTTCAGTAAATGCTGGTGCTGAACTTGTTCCTGTATTTAATGATAAACCTTTAATAAGGTCTCTATTACTCATATAATATTCCATTTTTCTATTCCTCCCATATTTTATTTACTACACATTTATATGTAGCATTATAGCCCACTCTTCTAATGTCTAAGTATTCAATAGGTTGTGGGTTAGCCCATTGAATAAACATTAATTGCCATTTTTCCTTTTTTCCGTCATCATTAGTAACTTCTCTTACTATGTTATGACCTATTAAGTTTCCTAGCATTAATGATATATTTTTACATTCTTGAATTGATAAACCATATATATCAAACATATAATAATTAAACATAGGCATTATATCACCATAAAACACTTCTTTTTGACCTGTTTGTTCTTGTATAGTAATTACCCTTTTGTTATTATCATTTGTTGAATATTCAGCCTTTGCTTTCCATTGTTTAGTAGTATAGTTATTGACTAATTCTTGAATATAGTTTATTAAGATTAATTGCTTTCTTTCAATGTCTTTTTGTGTCATTTTAATTTATTCCTTTCAATTGCTTGTTTATTAATATTGTTATATTGCTTTCTATATACTTCAGCATACCATTTCCCAAAAGTGTTCGGTGTACTCCATTTAGTATTTGCACCCATATTCCATACAAATTTTGCATAATTAGTATAAGAACCAATATAATAACCTTGATTATCTTCTCTAACTCCACCATTAATAGATGAAGTTCTTAATTTACCACTATTCTTATTATTAGATAATGGTATATTTTGATAAGTTGTATCTAAGGTTATCCTAGCAATATCATAAAGCATTTTTTTTGGTGTTTGTTCTATTTTGTTTTTTGCACCAGGTTGCCATTTAAAATTAACATCAATATTCATTTTATTGCCAAAATCTTATTTTCAACTCTATTGAATAGCCACTCATCTTTTACTTCTAATATAGTATGAACTCTTTCTTCAATAACTCCTCTATGTCCTAGAAAAATTATTTGGTCGCCCTCTTTAACATCTACCCATCTTGGTACTTGATAATAACCTGTTGCTTCAGGTACTGTATATATTCCAAAGTTTATGCTTTCATCAGCATTATAAGGACAACATTTAATAAAAACTTCTGTATAATTCTGGTCATCAAACACATTATTATCTTCATCTCTATTAAATTGTCTTAATTTTGCTTTCATTCCATTAACTAAAAACATTATTCTCCTCCAAAAGGTATTGTTAAAGCCATATTATCAGACATTCTACTACCTCTATATAGATAACCATTGTTTGCTAATATTCTTAATGATAAAGTTGAATAATCACTATTTAAGTCAGCAGACATATTACCTGCTTTTATATTTTTATTATAATCTATAAATGGTATATCATGTTCAATCATAAATCTTAATTGCTCCATAGAAGCATTTTTAATAGGCAAAGGGACACTTGTCGTATTCCAACTTGTGTCCCTATATATTAAGCCTACTTGTGAGAAAATCATCTCACTAACTGCTTCTATCTTCCAAGTTGAAATATCAGCATTTGCATAATCTGGGTATTTTAACTCAAATTCTGCTTTTGTGAAAAATTGCATTTTCTCACTTCCTTTCTAACTATTCAGCAATTACAATTGTTCCGTTGAATGCATTAGAATAGTTACCATATTTATCTACACCATATATTGAAACATTGAATGAACCTGCTTCTGTTGGTGTTCCAGTAACTGCTCCAGATGTTGCATTTAATGATAATCCAGCAGGAAGTCCACCAGCCTCATATTTAACAACTTCTGTACCAGCAAATGCTGTTGTTTGAGCGTATTCTTCTCCAACTTTACCAGCGTCAAATGAACCAGCATTAACTGTTGGAATGCTTTCAACTAATTTAATAACTGCTTCTGGTCTAACAGTTTTTGCTCCGAACATGATGTTTCCTTCTAATACGAAATATCCTGGGAAGCCTGGGTAGTTACCATCATATTGTGCGAATGAACTCCAGAATGTATCTCCAACAACACCAACTTCGTTAGCAAAGTAACCAACTACATTAGTATCTTGTTTATTCTTATCTTTAGCAACTACGTTACTATTGATTTGGAATACACTAACACCATAAGCGTCAGCAATTTGTCCCATATCTACACCTTCAACACCTGCTCTTGTTTCATATTTAAGAATTGATGTTAAACTAGATATAAAATATGAATATGCGTCACTTCTTAATCCTAATAAGTAACCATCATAAATATCTCTATCGAATAATTTAGATTTTAAATCATTAATTAATTCAATAGTTTCAGTTCCATTAGATGGAGCCCATTTTGTGATTTGTCCATCAGTATAAGCCATAGACCCATCTGCTGAACCTGTGATATCAGAATTTAATTTGTTAAATCCATATATATCAATATTTTTAGCAACTTGAGCATTCTTTAATTCTATTTGCCCTTCTATTGCTCTTTCAATTCCTGAACCCATTACAATTGGACTAATACGGAATGAATAATCCATTGCTAATTCAGTTAAGTCTACTTTAACGCTTTGATATTTAGCAAGTTCTGTTTTTAATCCTTCATTTGCTATTTCAACATTATCACGAACATTTAAAGTAGTATCAAGTTGTTTAATAACTTCGATGATAGGTGTACCTGTTCTTGTTACTTCCATATCACTTCTACTTAACATTTTGTAAAATTGTGATTGGTATAATAAGTTAGCATACACTCTTTTCATTAGACCTTGTAAGTCTAAGTTTACTCCTGTAAAATTCATAATTTTCTCTCCTTTCTTTCCTCTATATTTTAACTAAAATTATTTAGTTACAGGTATAATTAAATCTTTAATAGAAGTGTTTCTAGTGATTTTTATATCATTTGTTTTACTTCCATTATTTCCATTTACTCCTCCATTTTCATTTGGTGCTGGAGTATATGGTGTTTTTTCTTCTGCAAAGTAAGTATTTTTAAATCTTTCTGCTATGCTATCAACTGCCTTTTGGTCGTCTTTTTCATCAGCATAAAGACTATTTCTTAATTTTACTACTTCATCAAAGTTTTCTTCTTTAAAACCTTTTCTAACTAATTTACTTTCTAAAGATACTCTAGCCATTTTTTCGTTTGTATCGCTTAATATCTTTGTTTGATTATTATAGTTATTTTCCAGAGTAGTGTAATCACTTTGCAATTTGTCAAAATCTTCTTTTTTTACATAACCTGAATAATCAGGCTTTTCAATATCACTATTTTTAGTGTATCCTTTGTATAAATCTTTTGACATTTTGTCTAAATCTAGGTCATCATTACTAATTGTAATATCTTTGTTTTTTAAATATTTTGTAATATCTAAATTCATTTTTCTTCTCTCCTTTACTTTAAGTAAAGTGCTAAATGTGTCGACACGGCATATAGTTTATAGTCATAATTGCCTCTGGACTATTTCATTAATTCTTTTTGCTCTTTTATTGCACTATTTAAAGTTCTTATTTGAGCATTGATTTTATCAACCTCCTCATAGTTATTTAACTCTTTATAAATATCTCGGTCAGTCTTTAATCTTTTTCTTTTTAGTTCTAACGCTTGTTTTTTTTGCCTTGCTTGGTATCTATCTTTCCACTCATCAGAACTATAATCATCAGTTTCTTTTTGCCCTACATTTGTAGTTATGTTATGTTTACAATTTGGATGCTTTAATCCACCTTTATAAGCATTTTCTATATTTTCATATTTTGATGATTTACCAGTCAAACTATAAAATTTTCCTTGCCATTCTTGACATAAAGGACAACTAAATGGATGAGGTTCTACATAAACTATATCAGTATTATTTTCATAACAATAATTAATAGTTTCATTCCACGCACTACTTGTTAAGTTAGTGTTATAAACCATTGAATTATAACTTGCTATGTCGTGATATGCTCTTATTGTTCCATCTTGATTATGATAAGCAACTACTTTTTCAACTTTATCATATTGAGTAAGTTTCTTTTTTAAATAATCATCTATACTTATATACTCTTTTTTAGCCGTTTTAAGCGTTGTTTTATAGTAGTTAGTAACAACCTTTATAAATTTATCTTTTGCCTTAATTTGACTGGTTTTATCTAATTTAAACAATAAATCTGATAATTCTTTTTCTGTAAAATCTATTTTTTCACTAGATATTGGTGTTTCATTTGTTTCGACTACTTTATCTTTTACTTTTTTATAACCTTTTGAAGTTCTATTTTTTTCAATTTTATTATATTTAGAATTTACCTTGTTTAATTTGTCTTTAAATATGTCATACGATATTTTTCCTATTAAACAAGTGAATACAAGTTTTTTTACTTCATCTAAATAATCATAACTTTCTTTTGAATAACTTTGAACTTCTTCATTGATTACTTCTGATATTTCATCTCTCATTTACTACACCTCGCCATACTCTATTTCTATTGATTTTCTTTCTTTTTCATTTTCTTCTATTAATTTTTCAATAGTAAGCATATCTTTTTTATCTATATCATCATCTATTAATTTTTTTAATATAGGAGTTATTATTTTTGCTTTTATTGAATATGGTATACTTCCAACACTTTGAACTTTATTTAATACTTGTAATTTTTTCATATCTGTTAGTTTTTCATTTAAGCCATAATCCCAATTTAATTCACTAGGTATTAGATTTTTAGTTATTCCTTGACTTTGTTGTGCCTTAACTATATTTTCTAATAAATGATTTATTTGAGGTTCTATTTGTGTTTTAATCGCCTCTATTGTCATATCTGAATTATTTTTACTTAAATCAACACTATCTACATTTTGATATGCGTCTTTTTCATAGCCAAAACTTGTTGGACTTAATCCTGCCATTTGTATTATTTGATAATCACAGAACTTAAAGGAAGTTATATATTCATTTACTCTTATTTGCCCTTGTAAAAATTCAAATAAATAATGTTCTTTATCTCCAGGTAGTAATGTAAAATAGTCTGCTAATTTTCCAACACTCAATGTATCAACTTTATAATGAGTTGCTCCAGGTGTCCAATTTGTAACTATATCACCACTTTGGAAATGTTGTGTTGTTGCTATTTTTGTTTTTGTTTTTTCTATTTCATCAGCAAATGTATTAAATATTTCCATTTCTTCATTTAGAAATTTTTTGCTATCTTTAAAGAAGTCTTGTCCTACATCTATGTTTATTAATATTTCATAAGGTAATATATATTTTGGTAAATAATCATTACCAGTATATTTATTGAAAACATTTATATCAATTGGTACAAGTTTTTTACCATCAATTTTAAATGCTTTCATATTCATATATGTTGTACCATTATCTATTAAAATTTCTCTATGTAACTCGTATTTTTCATCAGATGTATCATATTCCTGTATGATAGTACCGCTTATTACTTTATCAAATTTTTGTACTAAATCATGTATATCTGATTTTTTAATACATTCAAGATAAATCTTATTATCAAATTTATGTATTAATATGAAACTTTCTTCTTCATATACTGCTAATTCTAAGCTTTCTTTTAAAGTAGGCATAAGCCAATTAATATTTAATCCTTCGGTTTGTGTTACTAAATCACTACCAAATATCTGATTAACTATATATGTAGCAACTTTTTTACCACTAGGAGCAACTATATATTTTGATTTTCTAAATATATTAGGTTTACCATTTGTTATACCAGGTTGTGTAACTGTTGCTTCTACTTTGATATAAGGTGCTTCTAATACATTGTAAGCACTCTTTATTCTTGCATTATTCATTTACTTCCACCCCCTCGTACATAATAACCTCTATATGAGCCATTTTTTTAACTTCATCAGTATATTTATACTTATAACTTCTAACAACTATTTGTACAGGCTTATTTGTACCTAATAGATGTCTTTTATTTCTAACTTTTACTACATAAATTTTATTCATTGGAGCAAAATCTTTGTCTATTTTTAAACATTTAATACATTGTCCGTTTAAATAGAGATATAATTTCCATTTTTTGCTATTTTCATAACATTTTTCTATTTTTTGTATTTTTTTCACAATTTTATCAATAATTTTAGTGAAAACAACACTTATTTTTTCTATTAGAATTCTCATTTTATACCTCCTTTCTATAAAATAAAAAGCATAAAGATATTTCTATCTCTATGCTTCTTATGTTTCGACACACTTTTTGCACTTATCTAGCATATTCATTATACCATACTTATTGATATAATGTCAACTTTCTCTTTTATAACTCTTTATATGAGTATAATGTGATGGGTATATGTCATATTCCTCTATCATTTTGCACTTTTGACAAGGTATTTTTATTTTTAATGGAGTTGTTATATCTATACCCATCTTTTTTAAATTATTATAATATTCTTCTATGTTTATTTCTAATAAAAATCTTTTACTAGCCTTACACCTTAGTTCCATTTATTCCTCCTAAACAATTGGACATTTATCTTGTTCTTTCCATTCTGCAAGTAAATATCTAGTTGCGTCAATGTGATGGTCAAACTCTTTTACATAACAATCTATACCAGTTTTTGCACTTCTTATAGTATCATATCTATAACTTTCTAATTCAATTATTCCCTCATCTTTTCCACTAAATTGTGGTGTTCCATCATCATTCATATGTTTTATACTATTTTGCTTATATACATAATAATAGCCTTTATAAATTAATGACTGTAAATGTTGTACTCCCTCGTTAACTGAACCTGCTCCTTTTGTTGCAAGTGTATGAGGTATATTATCAGCAATTAATCTATTATGATAATGTGTTGCTTCACTATCTATTACGCAAGTAGTTATTGGTACATGAGGATATCTTTGTTTTAAATATAATAAGAATAATCTTAATTGTTTACTATAATATTCAGTGGTTGGATTATCATGTTCTTTTTTTGCGTCATGATAATATATTTCTAGTCTTATCAACTTCCATTTTTTTTCATTCTTATCATATACTAATGCTATTGGTACGAATGTTGTTGGATTACTATTACCATAATCTATTCCTATACCAATTTCTCTGAATACGTATCCTTGTAAACTATCTATTATATTTATTTGATTAAATACTCTACCACTTGCTAAAATCCATTTGCAAAATATCTTTTGGTCTCTTAAACTACCTGGTGGGAACATTTCTAATACTTTTCGTATTGCTTCCTCTGTGTCAAGTTTAGGGTTATCATAAGGTAAAAATGTATAATGTATAGCATTTGGTTTATTGTCTATATAATCGACTTTATATGGATGATTTTCTCCTCCCTCAACGTTAAATGAATGAATTGTCTTTAAATAAGGGTGATTAGCATAACTCACTTGTCTACCTGGAAATTCATTGAATGGTTCTCTTAAATTATCTTGACTATAAATTCTAGCACTTTCATCTATCCACTCAAATATTAAAGGTTTACCTAGTATTTTATTAAATGCCAACACATTATTAAATCCAAAAAAATAATATCTTATGTTGTATATTTCTAGGTACTTATCATCAGTCTGCCATTTTAATATATAGTCTTTACCTTTTACAAGCCCCATATCATCTAAAAACTTTTTTATAGGTTCTAATATATTACCTTTTAATGTTTCTAAACTCCACCCAGTTATAGAACCAAAATATGTTTCGTTAGGATTATAATTGTATAATGCTTGTGCATACATTAAAGTTGCTAGGCATATATCAAAGGTTTTTCCACTCTGTGTACTTCCTAAAACATATATTTCAGTTTTATTTGGACTAATTATATCATTTAATAGATTTTCTTGCTTTTTTGATAGTTTTATGTTCATTTTCTAACTTCCTATCAATTTCTTGTATTTTTTGTGTTGTTCTTCCTTGACACTCATTACTTTGTATATCTTTTATAACTAATTCTCTTTTTTCTAGTTTTAGTTTTTCTTCTTCTGATACTACGATATTATTACTATTTTTTATCATATATCTATTGTTATTTATTTTTATAAATTCCATATAGTCCTCCTATATTTTAAATACAGAACCATCATCAGAATAAACTCCGTAACCATTGCCTAGTTCTTTGTATACTCTTCCATTTCTTACATTAATAGTTTTTGTATGTTCTACTCTTTTAGGTCTTTTAACAAATTTATCAGGGACATTTACAGGTTCTTTTATTACTTCTTTATTAATAGGTTTATTGTCTAATGACATTATTTCAACATTTTCTTTTTCTATTGGAATTTCTAATTCATCCATAGTTTCAATATCTTCAATTTTAATTCCTTTCTTTGTATCTTTTTTTCTAGCCATAATTTTAATTCCTTTCTTTGTATCTTTAATAGATACTGTCTAATGATATAAAGGCTTTTTACATACTAATATAGCAATTCTTCCTTCGTTAGTCATGATTAAATATTTGGTCGATTGCAAACCTATATTTCTTCACTAGGAATATTAATCAATCTTGCAAGTTTTTAATTAATATTGCACCCTTTTATTTCCCAGCATACCCAATTTATATATCACTAGACACTACCTGTTAAAGGTAATGCTATTTACTATCTTATCCTCTCGGAGTTCGTATAGCAAATAAAATAAGAACTTCTAGTACCTTATAGACACCATAGAATAAATATAAAGGTTTCTAAATTAAACATTACGCTTAGTTTAATTCGTTGCGTTAAGTCAAGTGCGTCCATCAACCTTTAACTCGACGTGGTTATTTATATATTTACTCAATATGCTACCTATAAAGATAGCATGCAAGGAAATTGTAAACCACTTTTTCCACTAAATTAATTATATCATATTACTTCAACAAAGTCTATATCATGGTATTTTGTTAATAGCATTTTTATTTTAAGCCTATATACCTTATCTTTTGCTGTTATAGGACTTTTAACATCTTCAACTATATATTTGCCCTTTTCATTATCAAAGTACTTAAAATCGGCTTTATAATAAGTTTTAGGGTATGTTTTACCTTTATAATGAATTGTATCTAGTAATAAGAACTTTGGCTGTAGTTCTAAACTTTCTATTATTCCTAAACTATGTAGTTGTTTAAGTTCTATATATCTATCTCTTTCTTTTTTACTATCAAACTTTATTCCTTTATAAATAACTTTGGTGTTGTGATATTTGTTACTTTTTATCTTCATATAACACACTCTCTAAATTACTATTATCAACTACTTCCAATTTTATTGTTGGAACTGATACTTCTGTTTTTTCTGCTTCTAATTCTCCTATGGTTTCAAGAATAGTTTTATAATTAATAGCATTGCCTTTCATAGCACCTTTAACTATACCTATATTCATTAAATCTTGGTATGTCTTACCAGTAGGCACTCCGTTTTTATCTTTAACTTCTTCCTCTAGTAATTCCATAAGTGCTAATTTAAAAGATTTTTTTAGTTGTCTAGTTTTTCCACTAGCTCTTCCTCCCATTATTGCAATTTGTCTTTGCTCTTCCTCTGTTCGCTTATTGAAAGGTATTAAATTATCTTCTTTAGCCACAGTATCACTTCCTTATTCTATTTCAGTTTTATGCAAATATAAATTTTCAGTTATCAATGGTTTTTTATCTTTTTTGTTATTTAATAAAGACATTTTACCGAAACTTGCTATTTTTTTAAATGGACAGTTATATTCACTTATAAATACATCGTATTTAATCTTCTTTACCCATTCATCAAATTGTTTATAGTCAAAATCATTATCAGTATATTTAGCGGTATTCCTATATGGGGGGTCGCAATAAATAACAACTTCATCATATGGCAAATCTAATCCGTTTAAGTATTCTAGTTGTTGTAAGTATTCTAGTTGTTGTAAGTATTCTAGTTGTTGTAAGTATTCTAGTTGTTGTAAGTATTCTAGTTGTTGTAATCTTGCGACACATTCTAATTGAGTTAGACTTTGAATTAATGCTAACTTATCTACTTGTTCCATTCTCTCTATTACTGCAATTCTTTTTGCTGATGTTTTTATTTGCTTAGATAAATTTAATCTTCTATTTTGAATTAATTTTTCTTTTGGCATTTTTAATTTTATATTCAATTGCTCATTTAATTCATTAAGACAATTGTAGTCTTGATTTACAACTATTTCAAATACCAACCTTTTTTGTTCTTCTATATCTTTACCGAATAAATATGCTTGTCTATTATTTCCAAAACTCCATACTACCGTTACAAATACAGAATAAGGGTCATCTTTATTCAAACAATTTTTAAATTCTTCTCTATCTACCCATTTAATCCACTCTTTAGGTATTTTATTGTCTTTTAAAAAATTTAATAAATTTACTATGCCTTTATTTTTTTCTGTGTAATAAACTTTTAACCCAAATTGTTTTGCCATTAAACTCATAGAAGCACCACCACCAAATATATCAAAAAAATATTTTGCTTTTGGCTTTTCTTGTACAATAGCCATCATAATTGAATATGCTATATTTTGTTTACTTCCCATATAAGGTAGTCTGTATGGATATACTTTACTCGGTATCTTCATAATACTTAAATGCCTTTTCTTCATTTATATGCCCACATTTAGGACATCTACATAATTTTTTATTAATATCTTCCACTTCATTTTCATTATCATAATCTAATTCTAAATCATCAGTATTAATATCAAAATCAAACATACTCATATCAATATCTAAAATACCATCTAATTCTTCATCTAATTTAGTATAATCCCATTGTGATTTCTCACTAACTTTATTATCTGCTAATCTAAATGCTTTTATTTGTTCTTCGGTTAAGTCATCAGCATAAATAACTGGTACTTCTTTTATATCAAGTCTTTTAGCACTTTCTAATCTAGTATGTCCTGCTACTATTACATTGTTTTTATCTAATATAATAGGGTTTTTAAAGCCAAACTCTTTTATACTATTCATTACATAAGGAATAGCATCTTCATTTAATCTAGGGTTATTTTTATAGGGTTTTATATCATCTATTGGTATATATTTAATTTCTAATTTTTTCATAATTACTCCTTATTAAGTTTCAAATATTATTTTAACTCTGCCATTTCTAAATATTTATTATTTAATTCATTTACTACTTGTAAGGCTCTTACTTTATCATCATATGCTTTTGTTAAACCTATTCCGTTCTTAACTACCCATACTTGAGATACTTCTACTTCATTATCTACTAATGTTCCTTGGTCTTTTTTATTATGTGTAATTGTTGATTTATCTACTACTTTTGTAGTTTTAATTTTATTATATTCAACATCTTTTTCAATTATCTTTTCAAATAATGCTTTCTTATACATAATTTCATCTAATTCCATGTATTTAATATTACATAATAATTGTGCTACTGGTATTAATGTATAATTTCCTTTTTCATCTTCATATTTTGCTATTTCTTTTGTTACCTTTGTTATATTTTCATTAAATTTTATTAAATCTCTTTCCATTTTTTATTTTCCTCCTAAATATTTACTTTCTTTTGCTTTTGTTTTTAATTCCCTATAAATTTCATCAGTGCTGATAAAAATTTGTGGGATTTGATTTATTCTTTTTAATTCTCTCCAATATTTTCGTTCTTCCTTATCTTTGATTTTACCTAGTTCTATTGTTCTTGATTTTATTATGTCATATAACGGTTCATTTTTTGGTATACTTCCTAATTTCTTTTTAAATTCAAAGAAGCCTAAATTCATAAAACTTTCCCAACTTATATTTTCATATCTACTACAATAAAATGCATACGCTTGGTCTAAATCATCCTGATAAGCAAAACAAAATATTTTTTTATTTATTGGTCTTTTATAATTATTTGTTATTTTCGCTACTGGGAGTATCATCATCAGGTTGTGTTAATACAGTTATAAGTTTTTGCCCAAATAAAGCCATTTTTTTACCTAATATAGGGTCTGTACTTGTTGCATCTATTCCTAATTCTTCAAATAATTTTATTATGTTCATATTAAATGATTTTTCTATTATTTTATTTATTGTTAAAATTTGTTCTTCTTGTATAAATTGATTTTCTAATTGTAAATAATTAGTTTCATCATAAATTATTTTACCATTACCTAAATCTTTTTTTATTACTAAATCATCTTTAGTTTTGCCTTTTTTTGTTAGAAAATCTACTAACTTAAACTTAGCCTCTGCTGTTATTCCTTCTAACATTTCAGCAATTCCAACAGTTCTTTTAAATGGTATTTTTTTTTCTTCACCATCTTTGTTATAAATAAGTTCAAATTCATCTAAACTTATTTTTTTAAATTCATAATCCATACAATCCTCCTTATTAGCAAAATCTGTGTCAACAAACTCATTAATCAACAAACTCTTAACACAAAAGTTGGATTCGAAGAATTATTGATTTTCTAAAAAGGGGCGATTAATTTTTAAATTCTTCTTTCCATTGCTAGTATAATTGTAACACTTAATTAATTTAATGTCAATTATTTAACTCGTTCATTACATCTAATGCAATAAACTTCTTTATCTTTATTTGTCATAAATATACTATGTTTTTTACAAATAGGGCATATTCCTTTTGGTTTTCTACCATATGTATTTTTTATATTAATTTGATTTTCTTTTTCTTTATTTCTTTCTAATTTTCTTTTAAAACTCATCTTTTCATTTTCCTTTCATGTTCATCTGCCATTTTTATTAATAATGGCTGATACTTTTTTTTATTTGAATGTACTAATCTATGACACTTATCACATAATACTATTATATTGCCAAAATATGTTTTTCTTCCACAAGCACCATATCTTATGTGGTGTCTATGTAAATAACTTGTACTACCACATAATTGACAATATGGTTGTTCTTCGGTTATTTTTTCATATACTAATTTTTCTTGTTTAGTCATTTTTTAAAGTATATGTACTATAAGTACAATAATGCCCATATCTATTTTTTTTAGTAGTGCTTACGCTTATTATGTCATATTTTCTTCTTAAAACATAAATTATATGTGATAATCTTGTTATTCCATAAATCTCAAATGCTTCCCAACTCGTTATTTTGCCTTTTTCTAATAAATGTTTTTCTATTAATTGTTTTTGTGTTTCCATAACTAACCTCTTATCATTTCTTCTAACCTTTTTAATTCATCAGGGCTTAATGTTTCTATGCCTTGTTCTTCACATTCTTCACATAATCCTTGTAATAAAAATGCAAATTCTCTCGTATTTAATTCATGACTAGGTGTAAATACATGATATACTATAAATTCTTGTCCATTTCTAATTATTTTAGATTTTCTTTCATAATACTCAATGCCTCTTAATTCTGTATCTTTAGGTACTAAAATTTCATATCTTTGTGAATAATCCTTTAACATTTTAAAATGTAACTCTTCTACGCTTATTTTTAATGTTAGTGCAAGTTCATTTAATAATTTCCAATATTTAGCATTTTGGTCTAGATTTCTTTTTTCTTTATACTCTTTTACTTCATAAATTTTAGTATCATCTAATTCCAACATATATGGAATTAATTTTTTTATTGTTCCTATCATAACTTATCCTCTAGAATGCTATATCATCATCACTAATCTCAATTGAGTCTCCAAAATCGGCATAAATCTGTTCATCAGTTGATTTTTTGACATTCTCTGCTTGTTTTGGCTCTTGTTGATTATTTGTTTTAGTTTGTAAAAAACTCATTCTATTTGCCATAAAAGTATAGTCATAGTGTTTGTTACCTTTGTTGTCTTTCCAATTGTAATTTTTAACTATATATTCTATTCCTAAAATATCTCCTTTTTGACAATATTCGTGAGTTGTTTCTGCCATTTTTCCAAATATTGTTATATCTAAAAATGTTGTATCATCTTTTGAATTATTACAAGCAATTGTTATTTTTGTTACTGCCTTATTTGAACTTGTATATCTTAATTCTGGATTTCTTACTAATCGTCCAACAATTACTCCTTTATTAATAAGTCATCATTCCTTTCTTTTTTTAAATTATTGCTAATAAATAATTTTTATCTATTCTTTCTAATTTTACTAACTTTCCTAATCTTCCTTTTGGAAGCCATAGACAATATAATTCATCTACTTTACCATCTGCTAATTCATATAAACTATTTTGCCAAGCAACATATAACTCATCTAATTCATAAGTTGTTTTTATATCAATAATTGCACTTTTACCATTTACATAACCTTTTAAATCTAATGTTCCAGCATATAACATTTTATATGATATCATTTTTTCACTATCAGTTATTTCAATTTTATATTTATCTTTTATTTTTAAATAATCTTTTAAACTTTCTTCTTGATATATGTTTGGTTTATAATATCTTTTTATGTATGCTAATGGTTTTTTTGGCTTTTTCTTTTCTATTATTTCTATAAATTTATGAAGTTCTGTCCCATAAATACTTTTGTCTTCCAATATTTTTTTTGGAACATTATCATACTTTAATGGAAATAATTCTTGAAGTATTTGTGTTACACTTTTTAGAATTATTCCATTTTTTATGTATGTATGAGTTTCTTCTATAAATTCTAATTTAATTGAACTTGACATATGCTTTTCTTGTAGATGGTACTAAGTATTGATTATAAAGTTCTTCATTTTCTTTTTTAAATTTTGTACTATCAAATCCATTTGTTGTAGTTTCTTCATAATAAGTTGCCTTAAATGTTCCATCTGGACTTGTATATTTTTTTATTCCATTTACTTCCATTTGTTCTTGAAACATATTTTTTAATTGTTCTTCCATTTTTACAAGTTCAACCTTTGCTTTTTGAACTTTTTTTATAAATTTTATTCCTTCTTTTGTTAATTCTAATTCATTGTTATTTACTATCATTAATTCATTTTTCATATTAATTTTCCTCTTTCTTTTTTAAATTTTTACTTATTAATTCACTTGCTCTTTGCATTGTGATATCTTCTATTTTTGTAATATTGTTTAATTCTAATAATTTATTTAAGTTATCATCTTTATAAATTTTTAATAATAATTCTATTTGTTTTGGTGTTGCTTTTGGTTCATTATTCATACTATCTATTATTTCTCCATCAGTTATTCCAAAAGCGTTTAAATATAAATATCTCTTATAATATGTATTTAATGCTCCTAGATATTGTATATCTTGCATTGATTTAACTTCATATACTTCTCCAGTAGTTTTATCTTCTCTTCTGTTTGTTGGTGTTTCAAACATTACAAACGGCATTGTATAAACATTTACTTCTTGACCTTTTTGTATTTCTAATGTTGCTAAATCATCTTTGATGTAAAATCTATCATTAAGTCCTTCGCTTAACATTAATTCATTTAATTTTGGTAAAAAGTCTGCTAATTCAAAATAATCAAATCCAGCAAATTTATTTTTACCACTCTTTTTTAATTTTGCATTTTGCAATTCGACTCTTATTTTTATAATACTTTCATTTAAGTTCATATTTTATTCCTCCTTACTACTTAAAAAACTTACTTTTTCTGTTATCAATTGTAATTGTGCTGTGTTGTTTAGATTTTGTATTCTTCCCTTTATACCAACTACATCGCCTTTTTTACAATATTTGCAAGTATTTTCTGCAATACCTGTCCATAATGTACAATCAATAAAATCTGTTTCATATTCTCCATTTTCATTTTTAAATGTTCTAGGTACTGCTAAATTAATTATTGCAAATTTACTACCATCTTGATTTTCCATCATTTCTGGTGTTTTTGTAATTCTACCTATTAATGTGAATTGATTTAACATAATTCTTCTCCTCCTTCTTTATTATTGTACCACTTTTTAGGGTACTTGTCAATTATGAATTAAATTTTTTATCATATTTTTTATTTCTTCTTCTTCTTCTTTTGTCATTTCTTCTTTTTCTATTTCTTTATCAAACCATTCAGGAACATTTGTATCACTTAACTCATCTTCCCATCGTTTTTGATTTAACCAAGTTGATGGGTAAGGTATATATTTAATATCTTTCCAACTATCTGATAATTTGTATTTTTTTAAAGAACTCATAATAGTTTTAAATAATTCATCACTAGGATTATTTTTAATAAACCATTTTTTAACATTTTCTTTAGATACTTTTTTAGGATATTCTTTGTAAAATTCTTCAAACTTTTCTAACGCA